CCTTCAGGGGAATCGAGGCAGAGGTGGGAGAGATGGTCGTGTACTTGCAGGTGTACATCACGTCCACGGCCATATCCTCCGACGCTGCCATCTCAATGCCCTCGAACTCGAACGGAGAGCCAGGGCCCAGGTGACGCTCGTGGATAAGGCGAAGGAAGGGCGGAAGGTCCGACTCGTACAAGACTCGGTCCGCCATGGAGCGCTTCTTCTCGTGGAACTCGTTCAAGGTTGCGCAGGAGACCTTCCACATGGTCGTCTTTGCCAAGTCGTTGAAGCCTGCAAACACATCGTACTTCTTCACTTGGACGGAACGACCAGGGTCCGCACCTCCGCAGTAGAAATACGGACTGAAGCCGGTGATGCGGACACACGCCACCCGATCGTCTTGAGTGCGGCCGTACACATCAACCACATACTCCTGAACTCGCGTCTTGCCGACCTTGATGGAAACATCGTGCTCGTGCCAATCACAGGGTTGGAGAATAACCATTGAGACTCTGTTGCCTTTCGTCTTACTGTTCGTTTTGCGTGAAACTTTCTGGGTTTGATGATAAGCATGTCGTCGAATCCCATCGACTTTTTCTACGCTCTGACGCGAGGCAAGAACGATACCGCTCGGGCCGACGCCGATGCAGTTGCCAACCAATCTGCCATGAGCCGCAGCCAGACCACGAATGAAGGTGGATGCTCGGATGCTCTCAACCCTGCCCTGGCCATGGCGGACCAGCCTGGTATGATCCCGACCAGTGGATTCTTTATGCCTGGAAACGGGTGCAAGGTGGACACCAACTCTGAACTTCGCTGGGGAGACCCTGATGCGTGGCGCGTCAAGGGGCCGAAGCAGCTGTGGGTCCGCCCTTTTGCCACGACCCCCAACATGGGCGGTGGCTCGCCTGCGGAGGTCGATACTGAATCTGGATTGATTCACTCGATGCTTCAGCGCTCCACAAAGGACAATTCCACCATCATGGACAAGGCCATTCCCAACTACTACCAGCCCTTGATTCCTGTCAAGCAGCAGGAGTACTCCAACCCCGACAACTGGGTCCAGGACAAGTGGGCGCGCGGCGGTGACCCCACACGCTTAATCCAAGTAAAACGTCTGGATACAACAACATAATGAGGGTTCTTTTCTTTGCAACACGAATGCCCGACTTGTGCGGTGCATTTCTACACGATATTGACTTGGCCATCGAACTTCAAAAGCGCGGCCATCAGGTTGCGTTTATGACGACCGACCGACCCAAGGAAGGATGGAACGGAGGGACGTACCGAGGGTTTCGGTTCATGCACTACACTGCAGGAACGGAGCTTCTTGAATCCAGTCAGGTCTGGATTTGCCCCCATGCACCTGCCCTGCCCGTTGTGCGCAAGATCAACAGTCGAGGACTGGATCGTCCGATGATTGCCACCTGCCACTTCGATGGCCGTTACAACTCCATCAAGGACAATATCACGGGCGGGTGGAAGGAGATGCTGTTCTTCATCAATCACACGATGGAGGCCAATTTCCGTTCCAACACCGTTCCGTGGCCGTCGACAATTGTCCGCACGGAGGTGATTCGCCCCATCATGCACGAGGACAAGATCAAGATAGAGCCCTTCCCGACGGGCGACATGATTACATTGGTCAATGCAAATGTCAACAAGGGCGTCCACCAGTTCATTGCACTGGCAAGGGCTCTTCCCGATCGCAAGTTCCTTGGTGTCATTCCCTACTACGGAGAGCTGTGGGTGCCGCCTGCGCCGTCCAACATTGAGTGGATCAAGTTTGACGATGATGTTCGCAACATCCTCAAACGAACCCGCATTCTGTTGCTTCCGAGCAATTACGAGAGCTTTGGCCGCATTGCAGTGGAGGCCATGTACAATCGCATTCCCGTGATCTACTCCAAGCCCAATCCGAGTGCGCCGCCGCCTGGAACCACCGAGGGCGTAGAGGCATGGATTGTCCCTGCTGGAATCGCATGCGAGCGCGACCGTGTTGAGCAGTGGGTGAGTGCGGTTATCTCTCTCGATGACCCTGAAAACTATGCAATGCGTCAGGACATGTCCAGGTCATGCGTTGATGCCATGGACCTGTTCACAGAGGCTCCTCGTATTGCTGACAAGGTCGAAGCGTTTGTCCGAGAGAATCCGATCGTCATCCGCTCGGCTGAGTCGCGGTCTCAGTTGTCTGGCTCGTTGAATCTCCAGGCACAGGTGACTCAGCCTCCTGCGGGGTCTGCTCTAGGATTTTCCGGTGGGCGCCTGAAAATACGACGCTAAGCTTGTCCATGAGTTCGCGGCCCTGGGCACACAGCGCCTTCTGCTCCTCGTCCTGGCCAGTGTCCGCCTTGGGGGGAATCGGAATGTGCTTGTCTCCAGCGACCACGGGCTTTTTGAAGAGAAGGTCCATAGCCTTGATCATGTCCCCGCCGTAGATGGTCAGCGCGCCCTCCGCCTCCTCGCGCGTGCAATTCGTCAAGGACATCACGGTGTCAATTGTGGCGTCCATTACTTTTCTTGGAGGAAGTGTAATAGCTGAAGATGCGTTTCATCGAGGAACTCTGCCCACCTGCATTGCTGTACTTGATCTTTTTAGTCGTCCAGCTGGGTCTGGACATTGGTCTCGGACTGTGGGTGACCTTTGCGATTAAGCTGGTTGTGGGCATGTTCTTCGTCTACCTGCTGAACACCTTTTGCGGAATCGGCCTCACCGCCGTCTCGTGGTTCGTAGTGGCGGTTCCCTTTCTAGTCACGGCTCTTGCGACAGCCATGTCTATGCAGGTGAACCTCGACCAAGTGATTCTGGTCCAGGGCACTACGAAGGAGACATTCGTGAGCGGAGAGGGCAACGAGGTTGCCATCGATGAGCCTCCTGCCGATACGAGCGCCCCCGCGGTAGTGACGAAAACGAATTCGAAGTGGAAGAGGTTCGATGACACTACCCGCTGAAAATGTTCACCTCCTGCTTCTGCCTTCGCCTTCGTCGCGCCATCGGCGCCTTCTTCAGCCCCTTCGAGACGGCTACTCGCAAGTATCTGATCTCCGAGGACTACGAGTACGATGAGGACATGACTCGTGTTCCCGAGGATTCCATCTATGTCGAGGAGTGGAATCGCGGTGACGAGTGCCGCCGCCGTATCCTCTACGAGTGCGAGGAGATTACGCCTTACCGGGGCGACCCCTTCAGGCCGTACAAGAACCCGTGGGTCTGGATTGGAGATACCTCGACGGGCGTGGATCTGACCGCAGCAGTGGAGCGGTACCTCATGCCTGGAAACACCATTGCACTGGACCTTCTGTTCCGCTTCATTCGCTGTACCACGGATACGGACCTCATGTTCGTGGACCCGCGCACAATGGAGCCTATGAAGTTTCCCGCCGATGGAGTAAGGATCGAGGCAAATGCCTAAGACCGCGTTCCAAACCGCTGAACGATACATAACCTTGTCGACCTCCTGGGATACGACGGAGTTCTATCCACGAATCAAGCATATCAACGAGATGATTCTCATGCCGTTGATAGCCTTCTTTTCATATGTAATGAATGTGTCGGATGGATTGTTCTTTTTGACATCGTTCATGACTGCGTGGGGAGCGTGGGTGGAGTACGCAGAGTATGTCGAGCTGACATTCGTCATGCAGAAGATGCAGCTGGAGGGTCTGCGTCGAGGTGGACCGTTCATTGTCACCAACGACCCCACCTACATGCCGTATGTATGGGCCGACGCCGTTACGCGGGAACGAGGCCGCCCGAGCCGCTCGAAATGAACTCCGACGACCCAGGGCCGTACCCAGGGATGTTCTGGACATTGCCGTCAACAGGGTTGGCCCTCAAGAAGGGGCTGGCCAGTCCGCGATCCACATTGTCGTTGCCGCCCTGGTAGGACTGGTACGGCGAACCCGTCAGGGGACTGCGACCTCCCTTCATCGGAATGCGAGCCTTGCGCGCACGGGCCGTGACTGCGCGACGAGATCCCGAGACCTTCAGTCCCTTGGCCTTCAGCAACCGCTTAATGGCTTTTACGGACTTTTTTTTTTCGACCTTCTTTGTCTTACGGCGACGACGTCCGCCCGCCGCCGCATAGCTGCCTGTGGAAAACGGCTGCGGGTCGCCGCCGTCCGTGGCCGACGGGTAACCAACGCCTCCACTGAGATTGGTGCGCTCAACTAACATGGTTCCGACAATATTCTGCTGTCCAGCACCGAGAGGCGTGGTAGCCACCGTGCCACCGCGCATTGTCTTGCGGCGGGAACGGCGAGTCCCCTTTCGCTTGGAAGAATGACGAGCCATTTACTCTTCGTCGGGAATATGTTCTGGAAGGAGGGGAGGCTGCTCGGTAAACACTCCCATTGACCCAGGCATGTCATCGTAACACTCGTATCCACGAAGTAACGCATTCGCGGGCGCATTGCCGATTGTGGTAATGGCCGTCAGGTCGGGCTGATGAAACTCGGCAAGAAGCGATGCAAGAACCTCCTGTCTCTTTCCGAAGGACAGGCGGTTGTGAACAGGCTCTCCGTTCACAGTCCAGAGATCGTACGCAACAATCTGCTTGGGGCCCAAACGGACTCCGCGCAGAATGGTATCGAAACAGAGCCGATCGTCCATGACGATGGGAAGCACCTCCTCTGTCTTCCCGTCCGTCCACACGACACGAGGAACCCCAGATGCATCATGCGCCATCAACACCCAGCCTGGAAGCCCATTATACTGGGGGACGACCTTGCAAGTCGTCGAGGCTGGTTGACCCTTCTTGACTAGAGGGTGCCATGGGTAAAGTGATCGCATCCGCTGTAGCATTGCTCTTGTTCGGAGGCTGCGTGTAATACTCAGGAAGTGGCGGTTCCGCGGGCGGTGCGGGGGGTGCAAGGATGGGAGCGGGAGCAGCCACGGTTGCAGGGGGTGTGGCAATGGGTGTAGGCGGGACCATCGGCATCGGCATCACAGTCGGTGGGTACATCCATCGGACCAGCAAAAAGATTGCAAGGTGGAGGACAACGAAGACGCTAATCGACCCAAAGGCAAGAAGGAGTGTTTCCCAAATCTCCATTGTGCTGAACTCACTTTTTCTCAGGCACGATTCTACGCACTTCTTCAAAGTAAAAGGCTGTTGCGGGGTCTATGCGCTCACACCAGCGGCGGGGTGTCACCGAGTACTCTGTGTAGGTCACGGCCTCGGTGTGGTAGACGCGCGACAGAACACCAATCGGATGGGGTCGCTCGAATAGAATCAAGCGCCCGTTGTCGCCCTTTTGCAGGAGTTGGAACATCTGTGTGTGGGTATTGATGCGACCCAGTCCAGTATAAAAGTAGTGTATCTCGATTGTCTTGCCTACGGCGTTAGCCCATGGCGGAGGAGACTCAGTGCACTGGACCTCCATTCCTTACTGTATTCTTACGGATGATTCGCTCTAGGTCAGTCGGCGACTCGAGAATCTGGTTCATCTTGGCCACTGCCGCAGTCAGCGAGTCCTCGATCACGGCCCACTGGTTCGGGTCATTCACGAACTTGGTCGTGCGTGTAGGGTGTGCAGGAAACCGCTCAATCAGCTCTGCCTCTACTGCACCCGACATCTTCATGTAGGTCCGCAACTGAATCTCGTCGTAAATCGGAACCTCGGGAAAGAAGCGCGTGCGGTCCTTGCTGTCCACGATCCGATTGTGAGCGGCCACCCATCCATCCGTGCGGCCCGCCAGTCGGAAGGTGGGGAACTCCATCTTCATGTTCTTGGTGTTGCGCTCCACCACCTGAACATTGTTGTCCGTCTCGTAGGTGTTCAGAATCTTGTCCTCGTTGTTAAGACCGCGCTTCTTGGACACCTCACCGCGAGCCTCGGACACCAGGCGGTTCAGAACGGGCTCTCCCAGGTGGCCGTATCGCATAGTCAGCACCATGCGAGCGTGGATCTCGACATCCTCCAGTGCAGCGGCCACATCTCCCGACTTGGCTGCGTCCAGAGCTGCATAGACAACCTGCTTCACATTCCCGTCCTTGAACACATCCGTCTTCAGAGACTCAAAGGATCGGAGGCCGAGCTCGGCCTCAATCGCTCGAATCTTAGGCTCAACAGTCTTGTCCTTGCAGTAGAGTTCGTAGGTAACCTCATCGATGTTCTGGTACTTGTGCAGACCGCAGACACCCGCAACCTTTGTGGCAGAGATAGAGGGCTTAAACATTCTAGTAAGACATATATACTCGGTCTCTGGCATTCCGTTTTTGGGCTCAGGGTTGGGCAAAGGACTGCTGCATCCGCTGGATGGCGTCGATCCATCGCGGCATTCCCTCCAGCATGGTCGAGATGGCCTGCGTGTTTCCAGATACGGGCGTAGTGTCCAAGTTGGACTCGCACACAATGACAATCGCCGCCAACAACAGGGCACGCTTGGACTTGTCCGAAGGCGACCACCGCAGACAGTGCATCTTGTAGAGAATCTCAATGTACGGACGGGCCTGGAGACCCGCCTGCTTGCGAACGGCCTCCCAAAAGATCCACACCGGGTGAGTGCCGTGCTCCATGGATACGAACTCGTCTGAGCGGTTGGCAAAGGGCAGAACCATCTTGGACGCCTTCTTGTGCTCTCTGCAAAAGGTCATGACCCACGACATCCAATACAGAGAGCGCGTCAGGTCACGCACATCGGCGCGAATACAGTAGCAGAACTCGTTCATGGGCACCATGACGGAGATGGGGTCGTTCGCGCGCAGGACCAGCTTTCCGTACATGGACGAGGGAGCACGCACGCTCTCCTGAATCGTGATCGGGTCAAAGTCGTGGATCGGCTTGAGGGTCGGCAGGGTCGGCAGCTTGTTCTTGCGAGATCCCGACATGGCGGCTGCGACTTCACACACCATGCGACGGACATCCAAGTTGTTGCGGATGCTGGTCATGGAGCCAAGCGGATAGGTTCCCTCGATTGGCATGTAGTCCTCGTACGCCTTGGCCAAGTAGGTAAAGACCGCAGGATTGCCACGGTTGATGTGGAGAGCCGCGGCTTCGAAAAAGGCATCCCACAGGGAATGTACCAATCCCGAACACAGCATCTCGAGCGTCCAGTAGCACGCGTAATCCGCGTGTCCCAACTGGATGTTCTGTAAGAGGACCTTGCGAACATGCGCCCTCGGATGACCGCAGAAGGTCTTTTTTTGGAAGTCGAGTACGGTGCGTGAGTCGTTGATCTCCATTGCTAATGGTATCCGACTTGGGTAGCTGGAGGATGAACGTAATAGGTACGACGCACCAAGGAGTAGATTGCATACAGCAGTACCACTACAAGCATCACATTCAAAAAGATATCAAGCCAAGGCCACCAGGAGGGAGCCGCGGTCTTTCGGTTGGTAATGTTGATCTTGTTCTGCAAGTCCTTGAGATGGGAATCGAACTGATTGACTGTGTAATGAAGGTCGTCAGAGACCCCCGAGTACAGCCCCGTCGCTTTCTGCATGAGCTCGGAGGTGGTCTGAATCTGGTTTTTCTGAGTCTGGGCCGCATTGAACTCCATGGTGTACTTGTCGACCTCTTGTTGCGCCTTGGCAGTTGCGGTTGCAGTGTCCGTCTGCAGCTTATTGGCAGCGGCTAGCTCGGCAGCGACCGTGGCGGCAGAGAACTGTTGACCCATTATATCTGTGAAAGATAGATTGCTGACCCAATGCCCGTAGCAAGAATCAACAGACTCACCATCGGAGCAACCCAGTCGGGCAGGACCCAGTACGCCAGAATGCAGAACAGGATCGTCAAGAGGGCAACTTGGATGACATAGAGGTGCATGGCCTGGACCTTGAGGATCTTCTGGCGTTCCTTGGACGCGCGCGAGTCAATCGAGCCCGCAGTCGCCTGCCGAGGTGTGGGTGTGTCGTGAAGAAATTCATCATAGTCGTCCGATGCCTGTTTGAGCAGTCGAGACGACTGGTGAACGCTATCCATTATCCTCTGTTCGGAAGAAAAGCCCGAATCTTGCCGTAGATCGGGGCAATCAACCGAGCATCACGGTTCGCATCCATGCTCCGCCAACCGAGGGCATTGGGGACTGGAGACACGCCATTGTTGATGTACGGGGCAATGGTGGCCGCCATGCGGATGTAGCGCGTGTGTTCAGAAGCATCACTTGTCAGGGGCGTGTGAACCGTTCCGCCTGGGCCACCGAGTTCGAGGAAGGAACGCACGGGCATTTTGTTTACTAGCCAAGAGATAATGCTCGAGTGGCTTGTCCTTCTCGCGGGAACCCTCCTGTTTATTATCAATCTCACGGGGCGTGAGCAATTGACGAATCCGACTCCATCTGGAAAGGCGGATGCGACGATTGTATTGCCGAAGGATTTGCAGGACGAACTGGCAAACTACAAGACTCTGCTGACCGCGTCTACGCTCAATCCCAATGACACGGCGGCTGCACAGGCAACGGCGGCGGCCAAGACGAAACTGGATACGAGACTTGCAGAGGAACAGCAGGGTACGATGAACATGCAGGAGGATGTCCAGCGTCAATTGGCTGACAACGGCGGCCTGGGCGGGGATGTCAGCAAGCTCCACGAACAAATCGCATCGTACGAGACTGCACTTCCCACCCTCAAGGACACCCTTACCAAGTCCGAAGTGAACAGTGCGGATCGTATACAGGATACCTCCATCATGATCTCCAAGGCAGTGGCTATCTTCGTGATTGGCGTGTTTGCTGTCTTTGTGGGTGGTGTGTACTAGTGCTTGATGATCAAAGTGGCCAAGAGTGCACAGCAGGACAATGCAAAGAGCCCGCCGAAAAAGTAAAAGGGACCTTCGAACTTCTCCTCTTCGCGCGCACGAATCGCCTGCAAGGTCTTCAGCTGGTCGTTGCTCGCCGACAGGGTATTGTATTCTGCCTGCAGGGTGTGAAGGCGATCGAGAAACTGACGATGCTTGGTGTCCAGATCAGGTGTCGGGGTTTGCGTCGTAACGGACACCATCTTCTCCGTGAGACTCACCATCTCCTGCTTGGCCTTTACAGCAGCCGCAGCAGCCACGGGGTCGGCAGATGCCAGGGCCGCTGAGACCTTGGCATCATAGTCTGCACGCGCGAGCTGATACTTGGCATCCAGGTCCGCCAATTGTCCGTCGGCTACGGGTGCACTCATTGTCTTCAAACAACATTTGCATCCACCACGCAGTACCGCCAGACCTTGGACTGCCCCGCTGTGTCGCTGTGACGAATCACCTCAATCACATCTCCCGGGATGGCACCAAGGATACGCGCCTGGATATCCTGCGAATCAATCGAGAGCAGCTGGACCTCGGGCTTGGTGATGTTCTTGGCCTTGAGGAGTTCCGTAATCTCATCGGGCTTCATGATGCGGTGTGGCATGGACCAGCGAGACTGTGTAATGTCGTACTGGAGCTCGGGGAGGTAGAAGAAGTGCATGCGCTCCTTGGATGCGGCCTTCATCTGCAGGAGTGCATTGTCAGATGGCTTGGATCTCGATACGACGACGATGCCATTGGTGTACGAGTGCTCGGCAGCAAACTTGCGGTAGTTTCCAATGTCGGGGACGGAGGTGGTTTGTTTCTGGTTGAAGATGACCAGCATCTTGCCAATGGTGTAGAGATTGACCTTCTCGAGATCTTCGGTCGTCACACGAATCGTCTCCGTGGGAAGTCCGCGGCGAGAGAGGAAGAGTCGAAGGGTCTCCAGTGCTGTCTCTTCGGAAGGCGCCATACTTGTTGATGAGCAAGAGACGAAACAATCCCTTTTTTTCGGGGTCTCTAAACAATGAATGAATTCCTTGTGCTTCTCGTGGCCTTGGTGGCCATCGGCCTCGCGTGGTTCACGTTCTTCTCCTCCGAGGCCAAGCGCCCTGACCCCGCGTTCCAGGACATGCGTGGAATCGTCCGCACAGATGTGACGACAGACTCCAGTTATTCCCAGCGCACGAACCATATGCCCCGTCCCAAGGTGACGACCCCGCCCCTTGAAGGACTCCAGACTCCGTTTCAGGTGAATGCGTACCAGTCGTACATCAATGTCACTGGCGGACCCCCTCCTGGTCGTCTACAGGAAAAGACATGGTAATTCCCAATGGCTCATAAGCAGAAAATCCCAGTCGCCCTGAGAGAACAGGTGTGGATTCTCCGTTGCGGCCATGTCTTCTCGAGCCCATGTACCATTGTGTGGTGTCAGAACCGCATGAATGTATTTGACTTTGAATGCGGACACGATGTGCCTGAGAGCAAGGGTGGCAAGACGACTCTTGACAACCTGTATCCCATTTGTCGTCGGTGTAATTTGAGCATGGGCAATCGGTTCACCATCAAGGAGTGGAACGCCAAGTTTGCCGATCGGCGTCCGTGGTGGTTAAAGGTCTATCGTTACTGTTGTGGACGGCGGTGACGTGGGCTTGGTCCCATTGGCTCGGTGCTGGACCACCTCGTCCCAGAAGGCCTTCAGCTCGGGAAAGTGCTTGGGAAGCCAGGCAGGGTCGCGCGGCACAAAGTCCTTCTTCACAGACTGTAGAATCCAGTGCACCTTTTGGTGCTCCTGCTCCCAGGATGCGTCCTTGGTGTAGCTGACAGTGTCATCCTCGAAGATCACAAAGATACCTTTGCGACCTTGGAAGGCAACCCACTCTGCATAGTAGACCTGCTTGAATCGAAACTCGACATACTCACACTCGTCAATGCCCGTACATTCCATCTGCATCTGCATCTGGTGGATGTATGCGGACGGCACGCCATCCTTGGCCACGCGCGAGAAGGGACACTTGAACTCGACCAGGCGACCATGCCGCATGTCTCGTGGTCCCTTGGGGAAGATGATGCCGTCGGGAGAGGCACCCATGAAGGCATGGACTGGGTGCTGGACACACGACACATCGGTGATGGAACAGTTCGTCTCCTCCTCGTAGATCTGCTTGGCAATGGGCTCAAATCGTGTACCCCAGATCAGAGGTGCACACGGCGGGCCTGTTGATGGAGCAGGCGGATCCAGCTTGCGGATCATGACCGCACGCCGCGTCTCACCACCCGTGAAGATGGCACCCAACTCCGAGGCCGTGATCATCTGTCCGCGCTTGGAGTGCCACGCCGCCGTTCGCTGATCATTCTGCCCGTAGATACGGATGACCCGTCGCACATTGCGGTCTCGAGCCCATCTGCGCCCAAGCTCGCCCTTCATCAACTCGTGCACGCGAGCCAGAACATGACGGCGAAGCACGCGGTGAGACAGAGGGACCAACCCTGCGCAGAAGTGGACGAACTGACGAATCCGCGTTTGAAGGTGTGTGAAGGGTCCATCCCAGAGACACTGCGTAAGTGCGTCATCCATTACAAGATTCCATGCGTTGAACTCCTAAACTCATTTTCACTGGTGAAACACAGATTAGGTATGACGGATACTGTAATTCAAAGCAAGGAACAGTGGGTTCTCCACCGCCTCGAGAACTTCTATGCCAACCCCGCGACCTTCGAGCGCGTTCAATCCATCCTCAAGGGTGAGTCCAAGCTCAGTCTGCGTTTGATTGACTGGTTTGTGACCAATTACTCCAAGAAGCAGAACGTGTCCTTCCTGACCAAGGACAACAAGCATGTGATCGTCTACCTGGTATACAAGGCACATCTCAAGGCGTACAACAAGAAGATGTTTGACCCTTTCTGCAGGTGGAAGCGAATCCAGTTTCGTGGACTGGACACGACGGTAGGTCAGCTCAACTTCTTTGAGTGGGCTGTGCAGGACGAGGTTCTGGACTACCTTACGGAGCACTACGATGAGATTCATGCAGACATGGAGGCGTGTTCTCAGGTTGTGACCAATACGGAGGAGGGGCGACGCAAGCGCCACGAGCTCAGCCGTTCCGCCACCAAGTCTGTCCGTCGTCACGATGTCCGCGTTGTGGTCTCGTTTGATTAAGTGCCGCAGGCTAACAATGTTGTCTGCCATCGATCGCCGCGTGGTGTACCCAGTATCTACCGACATTACAGAACACGACATTGATGTGGTTTCAGACTTGTGGACTATGGACGGTCGCGAGGTGTACCGTGGTCGTCGGGATCCTGCCTACACGCACGCCAATGTCTACTGGCTCTACGATGAAGATCTCGACCGCGTGGGACTGGCCGAACATGACCTGATTGACCATGCAGATGTCCATTTGCGATGGTACTACGAGAGCCCATTCGCAACTCTCCTACAGGAAAAGGGGTGGGAGATCGGAGACAGTCTGTGGTCAGTCTTTCCAGAGTCTGTCTACGAGAGGTTCACCTCCGAGGGATGGACCACCGCCGCCACGATCCTTGAGCAGTGTACCAAGGGATCCGTCCGCGTGTTCAGCCCCGAGATGGTCTTGAACCCCCCGAAGGTATACACATGTGAAAAGTGTGCATGGGCTTCTCTTGAGCCACTCCATGCGGGTTGTGTTGGTTCTTACCTTGATCTACCTAATCTGTCCAAGGTGTTCTTTGTTGATGAATATTTGACGCTTCACAAGCCTCCGTCTGGTTCGAAGGTCTTTACATTGCTGCAGCCACCGCAGCCCGCTTCCGACCAGGCTTTGCCGCAGTCTGAGGAGGCGCACTAGCACCACCCGTGTTTGCCCGATTCATCTGTGGAGGCGGGGCCTGCTCCTCCTCCTCAGGCTCGGCAACGGGGACCTGGACCGTGTCCTCAGTCTCCTCATCCGCATCCTCGCGAGCATTGGCCTCCTCAGGCTCCTTGATGTCCGCGAAGGCCGCCTTGGCAGACATGCGCGTGGGCGGGAAGATCTTGGCGAGGACAACACGCCACGTCACGCCGAAGCCCGTGCCCGTGACATAGATGCTCGGCGCAATGACCATGCGACCCTCCATGCGCTTGGCAAACACCTGCTCGATGTTGTCCAGCGTCACGGCGATGGACTCGCCATTCGGATCCATCGCATCCAGGCTGACCGCACCATCCCAGACCGAGATCTTCATGCGAAGGCTGGGCGGATACTTGCCACTCGGCACCCACTCACCATTCACCTTCTCCACGCTAGGATTCAGGATCGGCTTCATCGTCTCGCGGAGCACTGCCTCCGACTTGGACTTGCCGAACCACTTGCCACTGTTCGTAATCGCATGCTGGATGATCTTCTCCTGAAGGTCCAGCATGAAGTTGTACAGCTGGCCAATCTCACCGAGATCGCCAGGCGCACGCTGCTTCACGAAGGTGTCGCATCCCTTGAGAGATGCAAGCAGACTGTAGCTGCTCTTGCCCTGATCATCGGTGCGCACAACCACACCAGCGGGATAGAAGATGCGCGGAATACGGACCTGGAAGTTCTGGCCATTGTAGCGAATCGGAACGGTCTTGCCGCCTGCCTTATTGGCGCGGATCTCGCCGATGGTGACGCGGTTGATATCCAGAGTCTCAGAAGGAACGATGGCGGAAGCAGACATGTTGATTGTGTTGTAAGACTGGTTGACCTATCTGGGCCACTTTCCGTTTTTAGTGAACGAATCCAACTTTCAAGAAACTGTACCAATCAATCAAGGGATGCCTAGGTGTGCATCGACAAAGAACAAGAAGACCGATGACCAGTGTCCACACACTGCATTGGTTGGGCATGCGATGTGTGGACACCATCGTGGTGTCAAGACGCCCAGGCTTTGGGCAAGTGTCATGAAAGACAGGTCTGCTCCATTGATCCGCTTTCAAGCCATCTTTCGCGGGTGGAAACTCAGGCGCTACCTCGCACTGTGCGGGCCTGGCGTGTTGTGCCGTGGCGACTGCGTGAACGACGAGGAGCTCGTGACTCTTGAATCCAAGAATCGCCAGCACCCGTTTGACTATGTAGGCCTGGAAGAGGGAGGCAAGGTGTGGTGGTTTGATTTCTGCACCCTGTGGGATTGGTCGATACGATCCATAGCGCCCACAAATCCGTACACGAATGTCGAGTTGGCCCACGAGGTGAAGCAGCGCCTTAAGAAGATATGGATCTACCGCCGCAAGAAGGGCATGACGACAATGTCAGAGACAGACGTTCTCACTGCCGACCGTATCTTTCGCAGGTGGACGGCCGTGTGTCAGATCTTCCGGGTCTACGGGTTTGAAGATGTCCATCCCAACATGTTTGTGGACTTGACCAAGGACAACCTGTCGACCATGTTTCGCATCCTGTCGATCGATCTGAATGGGATGCAAAGACGCCCTCATCGTGCGCTGGTCTACTGCACGCGAGGCCTCCAGATTGGTCGACAGATGACGCCCAACTCCTACATCATGACCAGTCTGAATGCATTGATCTTCATGCTGATGGAGTCCAACGCCTACGACTTTGTGTTCATGGTTCTGTCGGCCCTATATCGCTGCTAAAAATGGGTTTAGCAGTGGCAGGCTAACGGATACCCGCCACCATGAACATCTTCTTCCTCTCCCTCGACCCTGTCGAAGCGGCTCGCCTTCACTGCGACAAACACGTCGTGAAGATGATCCTTGAGACCTGCCAGCTCCTGTACTGCGCCCACTGGGTCTGTGGGACACCCATGCCGTCAAACGCCTATAAGAAGACCCATCCCAACCACCCTTGTGCAAAGTGGGTTCGTGAGTCGAGCGCCAATTACCGTTGGCTCTGCCGTCTCGGACTGGAGTTGTGTGAGGAGTACACATACCGATACGGCAAGCATCACAAGTGCGAGGAGCACCTGGTCTGGCTCTGCATGAACACCCCGCAAGGTCTCTCCGAAGAGTGGACACCACCCAAGCCAGCCATGCCTGACGAATACAAGAACCCAGACCCCGTCGTCGCCTACAGAACCTACTATGTCTGCACCAAGCAGAGGATGTTAAGGTATACAATGCGCCCCTCCCCCGATTTCCTGACGCAAGCGATTTACATGACCGCCGTAGGGTAAGAGTATACCAACGCGTTAGAAATGTCTTCCTCTTCCTCTCTCGTTAAGGCAAACAAGATGCCTGCCAAGAAGTCCGATGCCAAGTCCGCCGCCCCCGTCGTCGCCGTCCCTGCCCCTGTTTCGGCGGCGGCCCCCAAGGCCCCGAAGGTGGTCAAGGCCAAGGCCGTGAAGGTTGAGAAGGTCGCCGCGGGCGCCGCCTCGCTCACGGTGCCGACCGTTGAGACGCCGTCCGCCCCTGTCGTGGTTGAGTCCACGGAGTCGTCGGAGGTCCAGCTCGCCGCCCTCGGTGAGAAGCTCAAGGCGCTGGGCGCTGAGCTCCAGACCCGCCTGCGCGACGCCGTGAAGGGTGTCCAGGACGCCATCAAGACGGCCAAGCGCGAGGCCCGTGACGGCAAGAAGAAGAAGCGCAAGGACCCGAAGGACATGACGCCCGAGGAGCTCAAGGTCTATGAGGCCCGTCGCGCCAACAATGCTTTTCTTGTTCAGCGCCCGCTGACGGACGAGCTTGCGGCGTTCATGGGCCTCAAGTCGGGCGACAAGCGCTCGCAGACGGAGGTGACGAAGTTCATCTCGGGCTACGTCAAGCAGCACAACTGCTTC